GAATACGCAGAAGTCGCTGGGCCATCATTCGTAATACCAATCCGCAGCTTAGAACTACTACCATTAAGACTTGGCTTGATTGGTTTCCTGAGAATGATTGGGGTAAGTTCACTTGGTCGGTTCCTTATACCCACCATATTAAAAAGGGTGACATTGATCTTGAGGTTTTGTTCTTAGCTCTTGATAGACCTGAAGACGTTAAGAAACTTCTTTCCTTGGAGCTTACTGGCATTTGGGTTAATGAGGCTAGGGAAATACCTAAGTCTATTATGGATGCTTGCACTATGCGTGTCGGTCGTTTTCCTTCTATGCGAGAGGGTGGTCCATCATGGACAGGAGTTATTGCGGATACCAACGCGCCGGAGGAAGATCACTGGTGGCCAATTATGTCTGGCGAGGTTCCCATTCCAGACCACATACCGCGAGAGCAAGCGAAGATGTTGGTCAAGCCAAACAACTGGGCTTTTTTTACTCAGCCAGCGGGAATGATTGAGGTTAAGGATAATGACGGTGAGATAGAGGACTATAGTCCTAGCAAGACTGCTGAGAATACTAAGAACATGATGAAGTCTTATTATCCTAATCTTATTCAAGGTAAGACTAAGAGTTGGATAGATGTTTATGTTATGAACAAGCTAGGTTCCATACAGGACGGAAAGCCGATTTACCCTATGTTTGTTACTGACACACACGTTGCTAAAGAAGAAATACCTGTGGCTGCTGGCTATCCTTTATACATTGGTTTGGATTTTGGTCTGACTCCTGCGGCTACTATGGGTCAGAAGGTTCGCGGAAGATGGTTTGTACAGGATGAGGTTGTTGCATTTGATATGGGGATTGTTCGTTTCGCTGAGGTCTTGCGTGAGCAGATTGCTACTAGGTTTTCTCAGTGTTCCGAAGTTATTATTTACGGTGATCCTGCGGGTGATTTCAGGGCGCAAACCGACGAGTCTACCCCGTTCCATATACTTAGAGGTGCTGGCCTTAGAGCATTCCCCGCCCCATCTAATTCCGTGGATTTGCGGCTTGAGTCGGTTTCTTCGCAGCTTACGAAAATGGCGGAGGGGAAAGCGGCGTTTTTAGTTGATCGTCGCTGCACTCAATTAATTAAAGGCTTTGAGGGCGGGTATCAATATCGTCGGATGGAAGTTTCTGGCGAGAGGTATGCTGACAAGCCTGACAAGAATATGTTTAGCCACATACACGATGCCCTTCAATATATGCTTCTCGGAGCGGGGGAGGGTAGGGCCTTGATGAATAATCAGAAGGCGGCTAAACCTGTTGTTGCCAAGCGGGACTTTGATGTTTTTTCTAAGCGTAGCGGTCCAAAACGTAGGCAGGGGTTATGGGCGCGCATGTAATTGTGCGTTGCTGAATGCCCTATAATATGTTTATCGCTGCACAACGAAGGAGAGAATGATGGGTTTATTACGTAAAATATTTAGGCCAATAAAAAAAGCTGCCGCTAAACTGGAAAATATTATGACAGGTGGCCTTACTAATGTTTATGGCATTGGTGAGTTTGAACCTACAGACCCACCTGCAGTTAAACCAGTTGATCCTGCAATATCAGAAGCGGAGGCCGCTGCAAAAATTGCAGCCGAAGAGAAGGCTATAGCAAAAGCGAAGGCTCTTGAAAAAGCCATTGCTGATGAGAAGTTTAGAAACGAAGCGGCGGTTAAAAGGCAGGAGGCAGCTGCGGCAAAAGTTCTAGTTGCAAAGCAACTTTCTGATAAAGTGGCTGCTAATAAAGCCCTTGCTGATAAAGTGGCTGCTAATAAAGCCACAGCCGCAGAAGCTGCCGCATCTGCTGCCGCCACTAAAGCCGCAGAGCAATTAAAGTTACAGCCAGTAACCATTGATACTTCTGGCAAGGATGTTCCGACTACTGCTTCTATAAGTTCCAAGCCCACCATTAAACTTAAGGAAGCTAAGAAGATTAAGTCTTTAATTAAACCTGCTGGCATTGACCAAGAGCAAGACTTGATGTTGTCAAGTCGCAAAGGCAAACGCCAAGGTACTCGCGGTCGGCGTTCTTTACTTACTGGCTTCACTGGGGCTGGCTTCTATAATAGGTTTATTTCATAATGATAACTGATCCCGTAGCAAAGAGTTACCTTGAGCATTACGAAAAGGCCAAGGCCAAGCGTGAGAACTTCATTCCTCTCTTTGAGGAGTGCTATGAGTATTCACTTCCGCAACGTGAGTCCTTCTATGCAGAAACGTCTGGACAGCGGCGAGATGATAAAATCTTTGACGAGACTGCTGTTGTCGGCGTTCAAGAGTTTGCTTCCCGATTGCAGTCAGGCTTAGTTCCTAACTTTGCAAGATGGGCAGATATGACTGCTGGCTCTGAGGTTCCCAAAGAACAGCGAGACTCAGTTAATAATGATCTTGATGAAGTAACTGAATACATTTTTGAAGTAATTCAGAACTCTAACTTCTCTCAAGAGGTTCACGAATCTTTCATGGATTTGGCTGTCGGCACTGGGGTTCTCGTTGCTGAAGAGGGCGATGCAATAAACCCTATTCGCTTTTCTGCTATCCCCCTGCCCCACGTTGTTCTTGATACTGGGCCTGACGATCGCATTGACCATGTGTATCGGGAACGGAAGGGGATACGATTCAATCAGTTAAACATATTATATCCTGACGTAGAGTTAAACGAACAGATTAAAGGGCAGATGTCCTCTGGTGGAAACAATACCACTACTGTTCTTGAGCTTATTACCCGTGACTATTCGCGCAAGAATGAGGAGGTATATCTTAGCTATGCTTTCTGCATGACAACCAAGAGTGTTATTTACAGTAGCCAGCTAGTTGGCATTGGTTCCAATCCGTTTATTTGTTTCCGCTGGGCCAAGTGTGCTGGTGAGGTTTACGGTCGTGGCCCACTTATCAATGCGCTGTCTGCGATTAAGACAACGAACTTAACTATTGAGCTTATTCTTGAGAATGCACAGATGGCTATCTCTGGCATCTATCAAATGGATGATGATGGTATCGTAAATCCAGATACTATATCCTTAGTGCCGGGGTCTATAATACCAAAGGCTATAGGTTCTGGTGGGCTACAACCTATACAGGCTGCGGGTAACTTTGATGTAGCTCAACTTATACTTTCAGATATGCGGCTAAACATTAAGCGCGCATTGTATAACGATATGTTAGGCAATCCTGATAAAACACCCGCTACTGCGACTGAGGTTGCAGAGCGCATGGCTGATTTGTCTCGTCGTATTGGTTCTGCGTTTGGTAGATTGCAAGCAGAGTTGGTTCAGCCAGTATTGCAGCGCGTTGTTTACATCCTTAAAAAGCAGGGCCGCATAGAAATCCCTGTTGTTAATGGGCGTGAGGTTAAGATAAAGTCCGTATCTCCACTGGCACAGGCGCAAGCTAATCAGGATATTTCTTCGGTCGCTAGATTCCTAGAGCTTGTTCTTGGCACCTTTGGACCAGAGGTTCTTAACCTATTGATTAACTCAGAAGAGACAGCAGCCCACCTTGCTAAGAAGTTTGGCGTACCTGACGCCTTGATTCGTGATCCAGAAGAACGTAAACAGATAGTTGCAATGGCGCAGCAAATGCAGCAACAACAAGAAATGCAGCAACAGGCTATGCCAGAGGAACAACAACAGGAGATGTAATGGCTGCTTCAAAAGCAAACATTGGAATTGATGGACACCAACGAGCCGCAGGTAACGACAAGGAGATTAGTTTAGTTGTAGCTCAACTATTCGGAACCGAGTCGGGACAGGCGGTTCTTAAGTATTTAAAGTCTATTACTATACAGCAAGTGCATGGCCCCAACGTAACTACAGAAGAATTACGCCACATGGAGGGCCAGAGATATATTGTTGCGTTGATTGAGTCACGAATAAACCACGCACATAAGGTAAAGAATAATGTCTGAGTCTTTATTGAATGAATCATCTGAACCCGCAGAAGCAACTAGCGAAGTTACGCAAACGCAAACCGATAGACCGGATTGGTTGCCTGAGAAGTTTAGCTCGCCAGAGGATTTGGGCAAAGCGTACAATGAATTATCTACGAAGCTGGGTTCAAAAGAAGAAGACCTAAAGGCCTCATGGCAAGAGGAAATGCAACAGGCTGCATATGCAGATCGTCCGCCGTCAAAGGGTGAATACATACTTCCGGATAGTATTGAGCCAGATAGTTTAGGTGACAACCAACTTATAGATTGGTGGGCTGAACATTCTTTTGAAAGTGGCCTTGGTCAAGAGGAGTTTCAAAAAGGTGTTGAGTTATTTGCGGAAGCATTAAACCAAGGCCTTCCTAATCTTGATGCAGAGGCAGGAAAACTTGGAGACTCTGCTGGACCAAGAATTGAGGCTGTAAGTTTATTTGCTCATCAGTTTTTTCCTGAGAGCCAGATCAATGCTGTTGATCGCATGTGCGAAACTGCCGATGGCATTATGGCGTTAGAGCATATTATGGAAAAGCTAAAGGGTCCATCAATCATGGGCGATGCCAATACATCCAGCCAAATAACGGAAGACTCTCTTCGCACCATGCAGAAAGATGAGAGGTACTGGAACCCACAGAAACGTGATCCACAGTACGTTAATCAAGTTCAGCAAGCTTATCAAAAGCTCTATGGCTAATTGTGTTTTATTCGGGCTGTGCAAATTGTGCGTTGCAATCTTTGAGGAAAGAATGTTTACGCTCTATCGTCACGGCCCGTAATGCACTGAGTAGCCCGTAAGGATACCTACGTTGAGGATGCAGAAGGATACCCAGAGTACAAATGCAATCTTAACAAAGGACTCTTGAAATGGCTAATACAATAGACACAGCCTTCATCAAGCAGTTTGAATCCGATGTCCATCTGGCATATCAGCGCATGGGTTCTAAACTGCGGAATACTGTTCGCACCGCAAACGCTTCGGCGTCTGTTGTTCGTTTCCAAAAAATGGGTGCTGGCGTAGCCACTACCAAATCTCGCAACGGTAACGTCACTCCTATGGAACTGGCACACACCACCGTTGAAGCAACCATGACTGATTACTATGCTCCTGAGTATATTGATAAGTTGGACGAGTTGAAAACTAATATCAACGAGCGTCAAGCTGTTGCTCAATCTGCTGCTGCTGCTCTTGGTCGTAAGACTGACGAGTTGATTTATGCAGCTATGGATGCGGCTGGTGGTACAGCGATCCACGATACTAGCTCGGCTCTTGAAATTGCTGACATTCTATCGTTGTTTGAAACTATGGGCGTCAATGACGTTCCAGAAGACGGACAGCGTTATTTGGCAATGCACCCGAAAGGTTTTGCTGATCTTTTTGCAATCACGCAGTTCGCTTCGTCTGACTATGTTGGCGATGCAAACCTACCGTTTGCTGGTGGTATGACTATGAAGGAATTCATGGGCTTTAAAGTATTCTCTACCTCTGCTGTAACGGCTGGTAAGAATATTGCGTATCATACCTCGTCTGTTGGTCTTGGAATTAACGCTGAAGTTGCTACCGAGATTAACTACATTGCTGAAAAAGCATCTCACCTTGCCAACTCTATGATGTCTATGGGCGCTGTCGGTATTGACGCCAATGGTATTTGTGAAGTTCTGGACAACAACTCTTAAGAAAGGAACTTTTAAATGGCTTACGCAGCAGCAGGTCTACATCGTATTGGAGGTGCCAGTGGTGCAGCTCTTTGGATGTACCGAACAGCAGACGCGATTGCAGCAGTTAATAGTGCTGGTTACTTTAATGATGCCGCAGCAATGTTAAACATTCGTGATCTAATTATCGTGCAGGATACAAACGTACCTACAACTAACTTTGTAACTGTACTGACTAATACTGGTTCAGTGGTGGATGTGTCTGATGGCACAGTCGTTGTTGAAACAGATGGCGATTAAGAAAGGAGGGGGGCTTCGGCCCCCTTACTACTTACATGACAGTAACAAGCACCTCATCCAATTCGCCCGTTGACATCTGTAGTCGCGCTTTGATTCTTATTGGAGCGGAGCCTATTACTTCATTTGATGACGGAAACAATGAAGCTTTAATATCTTCTAGTATGTACGAAGATGTTGCTCAATCGGCCTTGGTTAATACCCGATGGCGCTTTGCAACAAACCAACTTGTATTAAATAGATTAAGTGATGCACCTACCGGAAGGTATGAGGCATCATATCAAATGCCTAGCGACTCTCTTATGATTCATGCTCTTACTGTAAATGGATTTAATATTGAGTTCCAAACCTATAGCGATAATTTGTTTTGCGATGCGGATGCTTCGGATCAAGTCATAGCAGATTACACGTACAGGGTTCTTGAACAATACTGGCCTTCTTA